GATGTACCCCGACCGCGCTAGATTCAGGATAAGGACCCACTCTACCATCTCTCAAGGCGAGATAAAGCAGTTGTATGCTTCACTCAAAGAGTTCAAGTCTGCATCGGAAATCGTGATGAAACACGAACCGACGAAGATAGATGGCGCGTTCGACAGCACAGAAAACGGTCGTAAGTTGGAATTGAGAGATCCCAAGTTCGTCTCTCAAATGGTACAAGATTACTATCGAAAAGCCGGTTTGAGCGATCGAATGAACTCCAGGCTGGACGAATTGCTACATCGGTTATGGAAGTCTGCCATCAAAGCCGATCCTTCCCAAGGTGGCCGCTGGTCGCTCAAGTCTCTAGAGTTCGATAACACCTTCGGTTTTGGCAAGAACAACAAGATAAACTTCGACGCTGCTGACGGCATCGTGGGGGTGTTCGGCAAGAACAGGATAGGGAAGTCTTCCATTTGCGGCACTCTGATGTACAACTTGTTCAACGCCACGGATCGAGGCTCCATGTCCAACCTCCACGTGATCAATACGAGGAAGGGTCACTGTACAGCTCGAGCAGTCATAAGCAAGTCCAGTAAGAGTTATCTGGTGGAAAGACAGACCGTCAAGAAGCAGGCACGCTCGGGTCGGCTGAGTGCAGCAACTCATCTCAACCTGCTGGAAGTCGATGAAAAGTTGGATGTAGTCAAGGATCTGTGCGGAGACCAACGCCGCGAAACCGAGAAGACCCTGCGAGAGATCGTGGGTACCCCAGAAGATTTTTTGTTGACCTCGTTCGCTGCGCAGGGGGAGATGAATGCGTTCCTCAAGCAGAAAGCATCATCCAGGAAAACGGTATTGTCTAAATTCTTGCAGTTGGACGTGTTCGAACGCCTTCATGATGCTGCTAAGGAGGAGAGCGCGGGCGTCAGACAACTGCTCAAGAACGTGCCAGATAGAGACTTCGATGTTGCGATCGTGGATCTGTGCAGCAAGCTTGCGGCCAGAGAAGCCGAACGGGAGTTGCTTTGGGCCCGTTTAGAGGATCTTCGTCGCAAAGCAAGGGAGCTCGAGCTGACGCTAGCAACCAGATCAGACGGAAACCTGGTGACTCAACAGGACGTCGATGATCAGCAAGAAAAGATGAGAGATCTGCAGACGGAGATAACGCGCAGAGAACTGAGAGAGACCCAGCTCGTAACCGAAGTAGAAGACTTGCGTGAGAAATCGGAGAAGCTGTTCACGTTCAAAGAGAGTTTCCCCATAGACGATTTGAAGGTGACATTTGTAGAACAGAAGGAACTTGAAGCTTCGGTATCTTCCATCAAGCACAGCGTCGAAAAAGAGAACCAAAAACTCAAGACGCTGCGCAAGCAAGTCGACAGGCTGACGGACGTCCCGTGTGGTGACTCTTTTCCTGAATGCCAGTACATAGTGAGTGCCCAAAAGGCTAAAAAGCAGCTGAGTACGCAACAGAACAAGGCCGAAGAACTAAAAGAGGACCTGAAGGCGACCAGAAAGTACCTGAAGAAACTGTTGGATCAAGGCTTGGAAGACAAACTTGAGCGCTATAACGAGTTGTTAGCAAAGCATAACGAGATCAACATTGAGAAGAGCCAAGTCGAATTTAAGCTGAACACCGAGCACAGCAGTCTGGAAAACGCCAAGGAGACTTTGCGAGTTGAAGATGCTAGCATCGATGAGATGAAAGCGAACTTGGCTACTGACGATGCTGCGGCCCAAGTAAAACAACTAAGACGGAAGCTGAGCGATATCAAGAAGAAGATAGCGACCAGCGAAACTAAGCATGCCGCACTTTCGGAGACTATAGGCTTGCTGTCTTCTGACATATTGAAGCTCAAGAACGATAAAGAACAGTTCAAGAATCTCATCGAGCAGTGGAAAGTATTTGAGCTGCTCCTTCAAGCCACCTCCAAGAACGGGATTCCCCTAGAGGTGATCCGATCCAGGTTGCCCGAGATCAATGCAGAGATTGCAAGCGTGTTGCAAGGGGTGACAGGGTTTACTGTAGAACTAGAGTCTGACGAAGGTTCGAATGAGATGGTCATCTACATAAACTACGGCGACTCTCGCCGGATCATCGAGTGTGCATCAGGCATGGAAAAAATGATGTCTGCCATGGCAATTCGCGTGGCGCTGATCAACGTTTCATCTCTGCCTAAATCCGATATACTGATCATAGACGAGGGCTTTGGGGCTTTAGACGGAGCTAACGTTGAGGCTTGTGGGAGGTTCTTGGAGGCTCTGAAGAAGTGGTTCAAGACCATACTGGTCATCTCGCATGTGGATGCCATAAAAGACAGCGTGGACAACGTACTAGAGATTGGACGCGACGGGATCGATTCGCATGTCGTATTCAGCTAGTTCAAAGATCGTATTCGTGGGGAAGAAGCAGCCTTACAAGTGTGAAGTATGCCAATTCGTTCTGCGGGACATAGAGGATGCCAAGTCGGCCAAAGAGCACGGAGCATGTACCAATTGTGTCATGATGTTCAAGTACGTGCACTATGATGATTGGGAAAATGGTTGGCGACCTACTATCTCGGAGGCAAGGTTAGCGTAAGCGTGATAATTATTTTCGGAGGATAAGATGAATTTAGAAACCGTACGACATATTGCAGAGATTCTCGAGAACTCGTGGGGACGCGAGTCCAGCCCAGATGGGACCTATTCGATCAAGCATGATTTGCAGGGCGATAAGCTGACTCTCAAGTTTACCACTGTGGTTCATTTTGCTGACGAAGCCGGCTTGCGGCCGCAGATCGAAGCAGCCAGCAACCAAGCCACTCAGTTGTTGGATGCAAAAATTGCTATATTGAAAAGTTCTTATAGGGAGGCTTCGGGGGAGACCCTGCGGCTGGAAGACCTTGGCGGAACAGACGACGTCGATCTGATAATGCCGGTGGGTCCCAGGAAGGTTGCATATTATCGATACAACCATTCGTTCGCCGTTCAAGAGTAGCCGTGGCCAAGGTCAACAAGCAGAAGCAGATCAAGGAAATAATCAAGTGCGGTAAAGCCCCGGTCTATTTTGTCAACAAGTACGTCAAGATCCAGCACCCCACCCGCGGTCTGATTCCATTCAATACCTACCCTTTCCAAGATGATTGCTTCGCTGCGTTTGTTGATCACCGCTTTAACATAATTCTCAAATCGCGGCAGCTCGGCATATCCACTCTGACAGCTGGATACGCAGTCTGGCTGGCTGCCTTTTACAGAGACAAGAACATCCTTGTCATTGCGACCAAACTGGCAGTTGCACAGAACTTCATTAAAAAAGTAAAGACTGCCCTTCGAAGCATGCCAGCATGGTTGATGATTCCGGAAATAACATCTGCTAACAAACAAGGCGTAGAATTCAGTAACGGCTCGACCATCAAGGCGGTGCCGACGTCGGACGACGCTGGTCGGTCAGAAGCTCTCTCCTTGCTGATCGTCGACGAGGCAGCATTCATCAGGAACTTCGGCGAACTGTGGATGGGCTTGTACTCTACTCTTTCGACCGGCGGCCGTGCCATCGTCTTATCGACTCCTAACGGTGTCGGCGATAAGTACCATGAGCTGTGTACGGGAGCTGAAAACGGAGAAAACGATCTCAATTTCATAAAATTACTTTGGGACGTCCATCCAGAAAGAGATGCCAAGTGGTTTGAGACTGAGACGAAAAACATGAGCAGGAAGCAGATAGCACAAGAACTCATGTGTGATTTTGCTGCTAGCGGTGACACTTTCTTGACCAGTATAGACTTGGAGAAGCTGTCTCTTCATATCCAGACTCCCTTAGAACGCTGGGGCCCTGACATGGGTGTGTGGGTGTGGAAGTACTCTCTGTCTGAGCACAAGTACATTATCTCTGCCGACGTCGCACGAGGCGATGCGGCCGACTATTCTGCATTTCAAGTATTCGATTCTACTACTTCCGAGCAAGTCGCCGAATATAAGGGAAAAATACCGCCTGATCAATTTGCGGTACTCTTGGCAGAAGCCGGCAAGAGATACGGCGATGCGCTGGTGTGTCCTGAAAACAACACGTATGGTTATGCGACTGTCATGAAGCTCGTCGAGCTCGGCTATCGCAACCTCTACTTCAAGAACGAAAAGGACAAGTTTGCGGCATTGTACGGCCAAGGCGTCCCGGAGGTCTCCAAGATCGGTTTTCAGACCAATTCTCAGACGCGGAATCAGATCTTGACCAAGCTGGAGGAGACCATAAGGACCAGTGCAGTAAGATTTTACTCTGCCAGACTGTATGATGAGCTGAAGACGTTTGTGTGGAAGGGCTCCAAGGCACAAGCGCAGAAGGGTAAAAACGACGATCTCGTCATCTCAACAGCGATCGGAGTCTGGTTGTTTGATGCCAGCCCCGTATACAACTCACAAATCCAAGATGTCAACAAAGCCATTCTAGGTGGTTTTGCAATGAACCAACAAGATCTGCCCACGCGAGACGCTCCGTGGGACCCCCGGGCTCACAATCCGTTTAAGCATTACATGCAGCAACACCCCAATCGACCGACCGATGCGATGCACAAGAGCGGCTCCTTAGATGAAACGGATTACAGCTGGGTTTTATCAGATTGAATTCATAAATATCATTAACTGAGCAGCACCGAGGATAGGATGCCCAAACAACCCAGTCTTTTTAATCGTCTGACTAAATTATTTAGGTCTGGACCGGTAATCAAGCGGCGTGTCAAGAACTTTAATCAACCGGCAGCATCTTCTGCACTCGAAGTTTTTAAGAAAGCACACAGCGACGTTTACAACAATACCCTGAGTGCATACGGCGCTTATGATAGAATGTCGAGATACAGTGATTTTTCCGAGATGGAGACTACTCCGGAGATTGCCTCTGCGCTAGACATTTATGCTGAAGAATCTGTATCGCCGGACGAGCACGGCAGAGTGCTACACATCTATTCTGACAACAGGAAGATTCAAGAGCACTTAGAGCACCTGTTTCAAGACGTTCTCAACGTTGAATTCAATCTGGTCATGTGGATACGAAACTTATGCAAGTATGGAGACTTCTTCCTGTTTAACGACGTATCCCCTGAATACGGCATCATTGCCGCTTATCCGATCGCGATCGCTGAGATGGAACGCGAGGAAGGGTTCGACCCGGACGATCCGTTGGCCGCTAGATTTAGGTGGGTCACTCAAGGAAACCAGCTGTTGGAAAACTGGCAGGTGGCACACTTCC